GGCATATGCACGCCCATCCGGTCCTCAATCTGCTTGCGGTACGCAAAGCCTAGGTGTTCAGCAATGTGTGCTTGCATGGATGCCATCAACATCTGAGCCTGAGGGTTCTGGCCCATTTGCTTCATGATCATCGGGTCTTGCATAAACGAATTGTGCGTTGCAATATGTGCGTCGTGGTCCTGATAGATAAACGCTTTCACGGGTTTACCCTTGAGCACGGACATATTCTCGCTTATCGGATCACGAGGCTTCTCGTCGTCCTCGACCGGAACCAAGTCCTCGCCATTCTTAATACCAAGGATCTCGATCATCTGCCGGTGTAGGTTTGGCAGGTTGTAGATCTGAGGCGCGGTGCTTGCTAACTGAATAACAGCTTGGTACTGCATGATGCGTTGTGCCATCGTGCTGCTGTTAGGGTCGCTAACCGGGATGACCTCCACCATGTCATAGTCAGACTGCTTGACCTTGCGATCCGTCGTGAAGTCTGGCGTGTAGCTGTACTCCGGGGGCGTATAGTCCCGAATGATGTTCTTGAGGAGCTTGAACTCCTCCTTCATCGAGAAGTGCACCCGTGCCTGCACGGCAGACATGGTTTTGAGCGTGCGTTCGAGCAAGGCTAGGGTTGTTCCGACAGGTGCGTTAGCACTCATATCAGATATGTTCATATCTGATATCGCACCAAGCCTGCGACCTTCTTCCGTGATCTTGTCTAACAGACCAGACAGAACCATCGAAGGTTCTTTGTAAGGAAGCGGCATTACGTTGTCTTTCAACGCTCCGCTAGGAATGTCCACGTCCCTAAACTCTCCGGGGGAGATGGGCGTGTCGTCGCCTTTGATCCGCAGTCCTCGTGTCTTCAGTCCACCCGGTAGGTTAGAGAGAGTACCTGCATCGACAAGCTGGCGGATAAGAGAAGTACCTGCGCGAGCATAGCCACCAATAATATGAATAAGGCCCATGCCATACACCCCGAAACCGGGGATGTAGTTGTATTGCACGAAGTGCTGTCGCTTGAGTCGTTTGTGGTGATCTGGGTTCCAGTTGCGACGGATTGCTAAAACTTTTTGGGTGCCGCGCTCATACGTGATGATGTACGGCAGGGCGATCTCGTCAGGGTCCTCATATCCCGGCAGGTCGTAGTCAATGTGGACTTCGCAGGTCTGATACCGGTCATCGTCAGTAATAGAGTAGCCTTGCTCGTCGGCTTTCTTCTTCTCGATGTCGGTTGCAATGCTGACAGGCTCGCCAAGCTCAATATCCCGGTAAAACCCAGCGACTTGAAGCTTGCGAATTTCATTTTTTGTCTTACGCATCATGTGCGTAACACGCTCAGAGGTCTGCAAATTAGAGGCCCCATAGGGCATAATCAGGTCTTCCGCTGATACGTATAGCGATACTTGGCGATCTAGGGACGGATCAAAATAGACCTTTTTAAATGCCGCACCGGCAAGTCCGAGGCTAAACAGCATCCGCTCATGCTCTGAGCGATACTCTGTCATTTTCTCGGTCAATTGGTAGTTCATGTCATCCCTGACACGATCTGCCGCTTCTTCTTTAATCTCGTCAATTTCACCAAGAATCTGGGTTTTTACCGGCCCTTGAGCCGGAAAAGTCTCCATAATTGTCTCGGCTTGGAATCTAATAGCCGCCTCGGTCAGCACGGTGGAGAACACGCCACATGCGCCATCCCACGGCTCAGTGCGCTGCTCATACTTGAGCCCAAGCACTTCCAAGCCTCTTACATAGGTGTCTGCCCAGTCTTTTCGACTATTAATGTCTGCCGTTACTAGCTCATCAATGTCATCTGCAATGCCAGAAAGCTCGCTTTCCGACATATTTTCGGCCAAATTTGCATCAAAATCCTCATCTTCGCCGTCAATTTCGCCCTCGCTGAGCAAAATTTCAATATCTGGGTCGGTTTCGTCCATCAAATCGGGCAATTCCAGCTCAAATTCAACAGAATCAAGGGTTTCATCCTCTAATTCGGGCATTTCTGCCTCAAAATCACCCATATTTTCGATATTTACAGCCATTTTTAGCCTTTAGTAGTACGCTAGGCGGCGGCGAGACTTGAAATACTCTTCAGCATCCTTCTCGTCGCTCGGCAATTGAATAAAACCACCTTGACGGAACCGCATCAGGGCTTGCGTGCAGGAGTCTACCAAGTCATCGTTCTCTCCGGCAGGGAAAGATGCAAATTCCTCAATAACTTCATCAGCCCATCGGGTCTGCGGTGCCCATACTACGCCACTCGCGAATAAATCTGCTACCGAATTCACTCTCGAAATCTTATCATTACCTCTTGACGGAGTATACTCTGAAAGCATGACGCCCATGCTACGCAACTCTTGAATTAGCGGAGTACCTGACGCTTTTGCCTCGATGATGCAGGTGTCTGGGCTGTATTCTTTATATAACTCTAGCGCTTTCTTCTTCAAGTCGGGAAAGTCCATCCGCGCTTTGAACGAGTCCAGCAGTATGAGGTTAGGCATCTTGTCGCCATGCTCGTTGTCTTTATTAAACACGCCCCACGTGGTGCAGGCAGAGTAGTCGGCCCGCTCCTTGGCTGAGAATGCGCAGTCCCACGACTGTATAATATAGTCAACATCCGGTGGGTCTTCCTTATCCCACTCCTTCCACCACTCCCTCTTAATAATAGAGCCCCCGGCACCGGAGGGCTGCTGCATGTACTGTGCGTCCCACTTGTGAACCGGCAGTTCGTCTTTAAGGGCCTGAAGTTCTTTTAGAGACCAGAACTGAGGCCATAGGGGTTTGCCCGAGGGCATGATGGCAGGTAGCTCGATCACCTCCCACTCCTCACCGCCACGGGTGAGGGAGCTTTTTATAACCTGCGCCGTGAGGTCACGCTTGGACCAGCGCGTCATCACTATAATAATAGAGCCCCCCGGTTGCAGACGCTGACGCGGCCCGGACGTGTACCACTCGTACACCCTGTCGTAGACCTCACGGTTGGTCTCTCCTAGAGCAGCTTCTTGTTCAGAGTGGGGATCATCAATAATAAGCAGGTCGGCACCTTTACCGGTAACCGCACCCCCCACACCGATAGCAAAGTAGTCGCCTCCCTTGTTGGTGCTCCAGCGTCCAGCAGCCTTGGAATCTGCCTGAAGGGAGACCTCTGGGAAGATTGTCTTATAGGAGTCGGAGTCAACAAGGTTTCGCACCTTTCGGCCAAAGCCGGTCGCCAACTCCGACGTATGCGAAGTTTGAATTACTTTCTTCTCTGGATAGCGGCCAAGGAACCATGCAGGTAATAGGAAAGATGCAAACTCGGATTTTGTATGCCGTGGAGGCATGTTAATAATAACGCGTTTGATTTCGCCATCGGCTACTTTCTCAAACGAGTCAGCCATAATCCTATGGTGCTTGCCGTGAATAAACCCCGGCCACATCTCTTGCACAAACGACAAGAAATCAGACTTGCACCCCTCGACCTTGCGGCGACGATTTAACTCTTGCAATAGGGAAGATGCCTTTTCCCTAATCTCCGGCGGCATAACGGCAAGTGCCGACTGTATTGCAACCGGATCAAGGTTCATCAAACGGGACCTCTTCTTCCTCTATTACGGCATCTTCAACCTCTTCAACCTCTTCAACCGGTGCAACTTCTTGCACGTACTTACTAAAGTACGCCTCAAGCTCTTTCTCAAGATCTCGGGTCGTTTTATCTTTAATAGTGATCTCGGTGCGGTCGGCAAATAGCCCGACATCGGCAACCTTACCCAATAACTCCAACGCTTTAATTCGGATCTTTACATCCGGATCATCCGTCAGTTCTAGCAGGCGGTTAGTTGCGTAATACCGAATCTGGGCGGGGTCGTCCACTATCCGCTTGTCATAAGCAGTTAGCAGGTTGTTGATCTGGTTCAGCGGCCCACTGCTGATGTAGGTGGGCATGGCTTGGATGGCTTGAACCGGCGCAGCGGTGAACCCCGGCGCGAACAGATTTTCCGGCGCATCGCTGCAAGCCGCTTGGGCGTTCGCAAAAATTGTACTGAAATCAGACAATGTAAAGGGCCGGTTTGGGCTAAAAATATATACCCCCCGGGGGTATGCAGGAGAAATGGAGGGGGGGCCTTTCCTATATTAGAG